CCGTCAAGGATTTACTCCAGGGCGGCCGGAATTACCTGATCTCCCGTCAAGTGTCCACCACCATTCGATCGTCAGTCTTTAACGAAGTCTGCAAAGCCATTGCCGCCCACAAGGTTGGCCACCTTTTCGAGATCCGGACCAGTGATATGGAAATCACCTGTGCCAACGGGTATCAGATGTTGTTCAAGGGCCTGGATGATGAGGAAAAGATTAAGTCTGTCACCCCGAAAAAGGGCGTGATTACTGATATTTGGCAGGAAGAAGCGACAGAAAACACCTATGAGGCCACCAAGCAGCTAGGGAAACGTTTGCGCGGTATGGCCAATGTCCCCAAGCGTCAGATCCTATCATTCAATCCCATTTACAAAACCCATTGGATCTACACCCAATTCTTTGAGACCGTCGGCTGGCAAGAAGACCAGGCCGAGTATTCAGACGACCAGCTGTCGATCCTGAAGACAATATACAAGGACAACAAGTGGTTGATGCCTGATGACATTCTGGCCCTGGAAAGCGAAGGCGACGAATATTACCGTCAGGTATATACATACGGCAACTGGGGCATCCTGGGCGATGCCATCATCACCAATTGGCGGACGGCCGATCTGTCTGATCGTTCCCAGTTCACTAACATCCGCAATGGCCTTGACTTTGGCTACAGCGCGGACCCCAACGCCTATACCGGCAACCATTATGACCGGCCCAAAAAGCAAATCTTTGTTTTCCGTGGCTGGCATCAGGGCGGCATGACCAATCCCCAGATTGCTGCCCGCCTCAAACCTGACGTGGGAGACGAGGCCGTCTTTTGCGATAGCGCCGAACCCAAATCAATCCAAGAATTGAAGGACAGCCTCATCGATGCCCGCGCGGTTAAGAAAGGTCCTGACTCCCTCTTGTTCTCTATTAAGTGGTTGCAGAAACACGAAATCATCGTGGACGAGAACATTCAGGGTTTAGTCAATGAGTTGAACACTTGGCAATGGAGGAAGGACAAGGACGGCAATTCGTTGCCCATCCCCGAGGATAAAAACAATCACTACATCGATTCCATGCGGTACGCATTGGAGATCGAATACACCGGTTTCTTTGGAGGTGTGTTGTGATCGAGATCATTCGTGATTCATACAATGCAGAGACCCGGCAGGCGCGGCATGACTGGGCAGGTGTCACGGGGCAGATGCGCGAACTCAAGCCGTCTGTGATCCACGACATGAGGACCGGCGCCAAATATTCGTCAATTGCTGGTGCTATCGGCTGGCCCACGGCCCTGGAGCAAGGCTGCATGATCATTGCCGGCGTGAGTGATTCCCGCATCCAGGTCCTGGAGTTCAAGGAGCATCGATCGGTTTATGACCTCATTGAGGATGCCATCATGACTCGCAAGGCATACCGACACGGAGATTTTGGCGGCATACTGCCCGACTGGTGTGCAGATCCGGACCGATACGAGGCCCTGGTCGCGGAAACATCTGTGGCCCTGGAAAAGAAGCTGGGACCCGATAGAGGCTTTTACATCCGGGAGCCTGCCGACTGGTATGACCGGTACCCATTTCCACTTTACATGTGGCAGCTGAGAAACGCACTATCCAACGGGACATTTGCTAAGCCAGAGCAATCTGACCTGGTTTCCAGACTCCAGGCCATTCACCCGGACATCATCGACAAAGGCAAAGTTTACGACTATCCGGCCGCTGGGATTCTATCCGGCCTGGTTCACACGATAATCACAGAACGGACGTGGGAGCAAGACATTGACCACGGCAAACCAATAATGATGGAGATTTAGACATGGACAAAGCAGTCACGATAGGGGCGCGAGCCAATTACGACATTCACGACGAAGATGACATGACATCTAATGACGCATTCGGCCTGCCGACACAGCAGAGTGTTAAAGCGTATGTGGATGCCCAGGTGGGGGGAACTCCGGCAGCCATTGAAAACGTTCGCAACTACCTGGAGCTTAAACAGGAGCTGACAGAGTCCGGCGCGATCACAGCAGGCAAGAACATGATCGAGCTGAACCATATTGGCACTGCGATTGCGGCCACGATTGCGGATCTGGCAAACCACCAGGGCCTGTTGACCGTCACCAATACCAGTGCCAGCGGCACGGCAGTACATACCGTCACGGCAGCGGCCGGCACATTTGACGGGACCAATGATGAATTGACCCTCAATGCCGGCGAGGAAAGCATTGTCCTTTGGATCGATGCAGACGGAAACGGGACTGTTGTTCTCAACGTTGGATCAGTGGCACTCGCGCCGGCATCATGACAGATATGATCATTGCATTCATATTGTCATGGCTGTGTGCCCTGTCTGGTGTGGCCCTTGGCGGATTCCTGGTGTTCAGGACCAAACGTGAAGGGTACGACCACATGTTCCAGGCCCGGGAACAACCCGGGGAAAGCTTCAACCTTGAGGATGAGTTCGATTTTAATATGGATCAGCCCAAATCCAAAGTTGAATTCCCGGAAGAGTTTCAAAAAAGTCAGGACCGGTTTGTTAATCAGTTTGCTGAGTCCCTGGCTGAAAAGGCGAATAAATGACGGATAAGAAGCCATTCTATTTTACTCCGGTCAAGAGCGATCGATACAAGACCCTGGCCAAAGCCCAGCAGGCCATTCCTGATGATTATGAAATCAAGGAAGACGAGCGCGGGTTCTATGGTGTTCTCAAAGCCCCATGCGAGCCCGTGGACGTTATCTGTCCGCTATGTGGCGGCCGGCACTATGAAACCACAGATCAATATGATCCAGACAAACACGCACACCCCGGCATGATTCGATTGAAAGAAAAGTATGCGAATTATGGGTGGGAGCCTGCACCGCCTGACCCGAGCGCCGGATCTGGTTCAATCGAATGCAGACAATGCGGGGGCCTGGTGGCACCCGAGGGAAGGTTTAAGCTGGAATGACCATAACCGAAAAACAAATAATAACCGCGCTGATCAGGGGATTCAAGTTCATGGTCAGTCTGCTGGAGAAGGTGAAGCGAGGCGAGGCGGTATGACAAAAGACTACCGAATAGAGGTCAGGGTTAAGAATGCCAGGCTTTACAATGCCATGAAATCGAATGGCATTGAAACCGTGGCGGCCCTTTCCAGGGCAAGCGGAGTGGACCCCTCTATTGTTGGCGCGTTTATGAACCTCAAAATTCAGGCACTACGGAAGGACGGTCGGGGATTCAAAGCCAATGTCCTCCGGTTGTCGGAGACGTTAAGAACGCTGCCGGAAGACCTTTTCCCGCCCGAGCAGCTTGAAAATAAGGCAAAAAAGAATTTCTTTAGCCTGAACGTGACATCAGCCGATGTTGAACAGATCGTTTTGCAAAAGGGTGACTTCCCTTTCATGGACAGGCTACCGGATGTGATAAACGCCATAAAAAAACTACCAGACCGCACACAGGTCGTCTTGGTGAACAGGTACGGCATTAACGGAGAGCGGCCCAAAACTCTTGAGGAATGCGGGGGGCTGATCGGCGTATCGAGAGAGCGTACAAGGCAGATAGAACACAAGGGACTGAGACAGGTACGCAAACGACTAAGCAAACAATTAACAGCAGCATAATGAGGCGAGGCGGTATGACAGACAAATGGTTATTCATTCATGCTAAAGATCGCTTTGACCATATGTATGCAGGGGAAAGTGCGGCTATCAGTAAAAAACGAAACGCGCTTGTCACGCTGCTTGAGATTTTTGGCTTTGATGTGCCGTTCAGCATATCTGAGGTTAGCGAAGTCACAGGGTTTGAATATAAAGGTAAATGGAAAACCGGAATTGGGAAAAAAACTGTTAAGGCACTCACTGATGCAGATTTTCTGGAAGAAACGAATCAAGGGGTGTATCGGATCACTATTGATGGACAAAACGAAGCAGAGCGAATTGCCTGGTCGAAAAGCTGGAGATATGGAGAAGACCGACGGCGACGGCCGCTTGACGCTGCAGAACATGAATTGTTAGAGGCAACGGGCTTTATTTAAGAAAGACATAGCCCATCCCCCTCCTTAGAACGGGGATGGATAAAAGCCAAGAACGCAACAAGCCTCCTTGGATGTACCAATCAATCGGTACGTTCAAGGGGGCTTTTTTATTGGAGACAGGATGGCAAAAACAAAACCCATTGAAGAATACAGCATTGAAAATCCTCCTCCCCAGGGCCAGCCAGACATAGGTCTTTGGATATGGGGGTTGTTTGAAGATGCTTATGCCGAAAAGGAACGCCTGGGCCTCATGGACAGGTGGGTTTCAAACTACCGGCTTTTTCGTGGTGATCACTGGGGAAACAAGGGCCGGAACCGCCCGAATCGGATATCAATCAATCTGTTCTTTGCCAATATTCAGCGGACCGTTGCCAATATCACGGCCAAAAACCCCGTGGTGGAAGTGGTGGACCTGGATGGGCATTCCGATGATGCCGGCGAAATCCTGACGATGAAAATACGCAAGCACTGGCATGAAACCGAACAGCAGTCCAGCCTTGCCACCAGCTGCCAAGTCATGGAGATTTATGGGATCACCGTTGAAAAACATGGCTGGGTCAGTTCCAGCAAGGAACCGATATCCTTTATTGTCGATCCATACGCATGGTTCCCAGCGCCCGGATATTACAACCGGGATCTTCAAGACTTTCCCTATTTGATTCACGCATACCCCATGGATGTCCACAAAATTGAAAAGATATTCAACCTGTCTCCAGACACAGTGGAAGCTGAGGACGTGAGAACGATTCTGGGCCGTGAAGACCGGGAGCGTGTCCGCCCGAACGAGACCATGCAGGGCCGGGAATCCGGTATCGTTCACCAGCAATACAAAAACACATCCGAAGTCACCGCCCGCCATTCAAACGAAACCGGCGAGGGCCTGGTGGTAGAGTGCTGGTTTCGAGACGAGTTAATGCCCGACGGTATCCGTGTGATACTGACCACCAACCGGGGCCGGGTGCTTTTGGCTGACATGGAAAACCCGAATATCAATCTGAACATTAATCGGCAGGCGATCAAGGAAACATACGCATGGGGAAAATACCCCTTCAGCTATGTCAACAGCTATGAGGATTCCACATCGATATGGGGATTCAGTGCCGGGGAACAGACCGGCAGCCTCAATAAAAAGATCGACGAAATGGTCAGCCGAATGGTTGCATGGGCCAACAGGGCCATGTTCCCGCCATTGCGGGTGGATGCCGGCTGTGGCATCACCAAATCTATGATCAACAACAAGCCGGGCCTGGTGCTGATGCCGACGCGGCCCAATGCCAAGATCGAATTTGTCCAGGTTCCAAACCTGCCCCAATCCTTCTTCCAGGTCCTGGATGTGTTAACCAACCTGCATGATCGGATTTATCAGATCGAAGATGCAGACCGCGGCACCATTCCAACCGGCGTGACGGCAGCCAGCGCCATTGTTGCGTTACAAGAGCGAAACGCCGTGTTGATCCAACACAAGATTCGATCCATGGAAAAAATAGCCAGAGATCGAGGCCGATGGGCAATCAGCGGTTGGTTGAACTTCTCCACCAGGGAAGAGACGCTTGAGGTCCGAGGCGAGACCGTTGCAATGCAAGGCGTGTCTCTGGCTGGCAGACGCTTCAATTATATGGTTGAAAGCGGGTCCACTGTTGCCAGGACATCTGTGCAGCAGCAGGAACAGGCCATTGCGCTTTACAGGGATCAGGCGATTGACCGGCAGGCACTGCTTGAAACACTCAATTTCCCGGGATGGAAACAAATTATTGAACGGGTGGGTGAGGGCCAACTTGACCAGGCCCTTCAAATTCTGGTTCAGGCGGGGATGGAAGAGGATGCAGCCATGCAGCTGAAACAGTACCTCATGGAACCACAGGGGGGACCTGGCCAAGGAACGCCGGGTCAATCACAGAGTCAACCAAAAGCCGGTGTACCACGAGCCCAGCAAGGAGCAACAGCCTGATGCCGCTTTATCATTATGCATGCCCCAACTGCACCACAGAGTACGAACAGTTTTTACCACTGAAGCAATATAAAACCCCGGTGCCATGCCCCACATGCGGGCGCACAGGGAGAAAGGTTCTGACTGCACAGATTCAGCGGGACGAGCCGACCTGGTTGGATGATGAGGTTCGTGGGTGTCTCCAGGACACTAATGCAGAACCCCCCATTGAAAACCGGTCACAGTACAAGCGCTATCTGAAGGACAACGGGATTGTCGAGCGATAACCCGCCCGGAGGAAGCATCAACTTATAATCGGGACAACTGGGAGACCAGCCCCAAAGGAGCGGAAATGAAGATAGAAGACAAAGACACAATGCCGGCAGGGGCTATGCCCCCGGAGCAAGATGAAACAGAACCGAAGGACGAAGGACAACCGGAACCGATCCTGGGAAAATTCAAATCCCAGGGCGAACTGGCCCAGGCGTACACGGAACTGGAAAAGAAGATGGGAGAGCAGGGCAATGAACTGGGCAGCGTGAAGCAGATGAATGCCATGATGCTGGAACAGATGCAGAACAGGCAGGCCCAGGACAAGACTCCGGCCACTGAAGGAGAAGTTGACGACTTTGATTATGATGCCCAAATGGCCGAGCTGGTCAAGGGGATCGAGGAAGGCGACTTGTCCATTCAGGAGGCCGTGGCACAATCCGCCAACATGGCAGCCGAAAAAGCAACACGGAATGCCATGTCGAAGTATCAGGAAATGACGGCCAAGGAACAGCAGAAAGCGGCCCAAACCAAATTCCTTAAAG